AATTAATTGATTAATCTTTTCCCCGTACTTGGGATAAGTCCATCTAAAGTTTTTTGGAATTCTATCAGAGCAAGATGATGCTGTAACTTCAAAAGGAAATCCATATCCAATAAGTGTATTCAAACTTTTGCCTCCATGAATGAATTACCCGGCGATTGCCACTCAATCAAATCATCCGTGTATCCCATTTTCTTTAATGCTTCTTTCTTTGATGGAGCATCAGATAGTCCCATCATGAAAACTGTATTCTCATTCTGATGTCCTGGCCAAGTACAATAATCGGCATTTAGAATTGCAATTTTCTTTTCTTTTACATAGTTCAAAAGACATCCGATAAATGTCTCATGATCAAAAATACCACCACCATTAGATCGAACTAAATCACATTGTTTGATCCAATCTTGGACAAACATTAAGGTATCTGGATTATAATTAAACCACAGAGGAGATGCCTTAATCTGTGTCAATACCTTTGGATCGGTAGACGCAACTCCAACATTAATACCCAAAGAAGAAAATCCATCAAATACATCTGGTGATTTGCATATAAATGTGTCGATATCCAACCACAGAACTGGTTTTTGGTGTTCTATAAGTTTAGAATAAATGAATTTTGGTTTTAGAAGACAGTTCTTTTGATAAGAACCATGTGACTCTATCTCAGCAACTGAGAATGGAATATTAAACTTTCGACATTCTTCAGCAAATCGTTTTCCATGATCTGAATAATAGGTTTTTCCATCTACATCACAAAAATAACTAATCACAAGAGTTTGCATAATAAATTTACTTTCCTATATGATATTTAGGTATCAGTTCCCATTCTTTTTTTTCCTTGAAAGGAATAATTTTTAGTTGTGCAATACTTAATTGATCGTTCTTGTACTTGCTATTCAGAGGAACAACCAACCCCCATTCCTCTAATAGTTTAACTATTGTGTTTCTTCTTGCAAGATCATTTTCACTAGTATCTGTCTCAAGACCATCTAAAGCCAATAGTTCCTTGAAATGAAGAATTGCGTACCTACCTCTTTTATGAAGTATATGACAACTCTGATACAGTTTTTTTTCTTTCTTTGATGAAACGCCAATTCTTGTCAGCGTTTCTTTCACCTTGAGGAAGTCATCTTCATGATTTAGTTTTACTTCCACACCATAACCTTCAAAAATATCTTCCGTGTGTTTCATTTTAAAGCCATTTCTACTATAATATTATATGCCTTTCATGGTCGGCACAGATATGTAGAATTTGGCTACTTTTGAGAACCACCCTTATAAGTCTGCTGCTTCAGTTTGTCTATGTCCTCTTTAGTCAAAAGTGGTATAACCTCTTTTGCTCTCTTATAAGAATAACCATAAACCTCTTTGAGCATGTCCATCAGTTCTAACATTCCATGTTCGTCTTTGAGCCATTTACTGTACCGCTTTCGCTGACGAACAGAAAGACGCAAATAATCGAAATGCATCTTCTTTGCAATTCCGGGTATCACATTCATCTGATTGCACTGCATAATGGTATCAGGAAAATATGACAAAGAATGGTTCACGATGTAGGGAACATATTCCTTTTCGCTTGGATTGTTCTCTCCATCCAAAATGGCTTCTTTAGAGTAATTAATAGCAGTCAGAAAGTCGCCTAATTTCATTTGAATTCACATCCCATCATAAGTTCTACTACGCAAGCGACCAGATTGATTTCTTGATCTGCAACGAAGGCAGACTTATATTGATACTCTGCTAGAGTAAGAATAGCGGTTGGGATCGATGCGCTCTTTAAATGCTCGTATAACCCATCGTAGAGTTTCCTAAAGATATGCTGAGGATCATTGTCCATATTAGAAACAACCCATACTCTGGCTGCACTAAAGTCTTTGCCTTTCATATGATCCATTAGTTCTTTTATCTTAATATCCCCGACTTCACTCAGAATACCGACATCGATTGTTCCTGCTGAGGAATACCGTTGTAGTTCGTTTAAAGTGCGTCTAAAGTCAGGGAAATGCTTTATAATGAGTTGACTTAGAACCTTCTTGTCATAACTAATCTTCTCTTCTTTGAGAATATATTCACAACGAGCCAAGAAGTCTTTTGCCAGTTGTGGCTTCTCCTTTATAGGAATAGAAAAGTCAATACAGGTGCAACGAGAGTGAATTGGTTCAATAATGCGATTCTTGTAGTTGCAAGTCAGAATAAATCTGCAATTCTTAGCAAACTCTTCAATCGCACCTCGCAAAGCCGGTTGAATCGACTGTGCGTTTGAGTAATCAAACTCATCCAGAATAACCACCTTCTTGGTATCAGACAACGAAATGGTTGATGCAAATTGCCTAATTTTGGTGCGTAGGGTATCGATATTACCATCCTCGGAGCAATTGATTATGATCCAATCGGCTCCTAGTTGATTACACAAAGCCCTAGCAACGCTTGTCTTACCAGTTCCTGCTTTACCAGATAATAGAAGATTTGGACATTCTCCGCCTTCTACGATATCATTAAAGGTCTTCTTCAAAGAAGCCGGTAAAATACATTCATCGATTGTCTTTGGACGATACTTTTCTACAAATAGATTAATAGTGCTCATAGTTTACTCCAAGAAAAAGGACGATTGGAAAACCAATCGTCCCTTTGAGACTCACAGTTTTCTTATCAGTTATGGTAACTACTTGTTGATTCAAGTGCAACCCAATACTTCAAAGAAATATCCTTATGAGTAAATTGACTAATTGTTGACTTGGCAATTTTTACAGCATAATCACCGGGCAAGAACTTGAGATTTTCGATTCGGAAATCAAATTCAAATTCTCCCTTTGGGGCCTTCCCCAATTCCACACTAAACTTATTGCAAGTCGGATCATTCTTGTCACAAACAACACCAATCAACTTTGAACCATCACTGGTGATGGAAAGATGAGGTAGTTGAAGTACCGAAGAAGCCCTTACAATTTCGTCAAAAATTGTTTCAGTCAAATCAAAATCCACAACAGCATCTGGCATGTTGATTGACTTGGTTGGAACCGTCAGCAATTTTGGCTCAGAGTAGTAATAAGTAACACTTGAACCATTGTTACCTGAAATAACAACATGCTTTTCATTGAACTCAAACTCTGGATCTTTGAACAATGAAACTGTTCCCAAGAACTTATTCATGTCCCAAATACCAAACTCTGTGTCAAATGTTTCGCTCAGAGTTGCTTCTGCCATCACGTTTTTTGCCGGAGCAACTGTGCTAATCTTGTTGCCTGGCTTTACCAGAAGATTAGAATTAATAGAAGTAAAGTTCTTTAGAATTGTTAGAGATTGTTTAGAAATTTTAGTCATAGATTTAGTTGAAGTCATTAGTTTTCCTCATCTTGCATTCTATCGATGATATCATCAAAGTCAACATTTCCGTGCTTAATATCATCCAATAAACGGCGCGCATCATGTCTTGTTCCTCGGTTTTTCTTTACGCGAGTCTTTTTAACTGTACGCTTGAAATCACGATTGTCTGGTTCTTTTCCTTTATAGTAATCTGACATTTAAAAATCCTCTAGGTTTGTAATTAGATTCTTTAGTTTTTTCTCAATCATATAATTCATAACTTTTGACTTTGAGCCAGTAACTGGTTTCTCAAATTCATCAATGATGCTTTGCTCCAACTCCATAGGAATAGAAGATAGATCAATGATAGACTTGTTGCGTTCATAGAATGGAAGTTCCGTAATGCGGTTATTTACGATGTCATCCATAACTTTGGTCATAACCTTGGTTGTTAGTCTCTTCTGCTGTTTGTCTTCCGTGACAAAGGTATCATCATCAGACAGAATGTTTGGCACACCATCTGAAGCATCGCCTCTTACGATATGTTCCAGAAGAAACATTTTTGGATTTTCTGTCTTAATGTAAGACTTCTTCAATGGACTATATTGGTATACGTTTTCGAATACACCAAGTTGCATGAAGTCTTTATCGTTAGAAAGAATCAGAATTTTTTCTGTCTTATGGAAATGCTTACACAAAACAAAGATGATGTCATCGGCTTCGGTTGTTTGAACCGTAATGTTTTTGTAAGGAAACACTTCCTTAATCTCAGAACGAATTGAATGTAAACTGTTGTAAATGGCATCCCAATCTACATCAGATGACTTTTGGTTATTCTTTCTGTTCTGCTTGTATTGTGGAAAAATTTTCTTTCTCCAACAATTACTAGAATCATTACAAATTACTAGTTGTCCGTATTCTCCTCTAAATTCTGAATTATACTTTCTATAAGTATTCAGAACCATGTGGCGAATATAATCTTCGTTTAGTTCAGGATAGTCTTTCATTGATTGAAAGATGCTAGCCAAAATTATTTGATTGTTATCTAAGAGTATAATGTTGCACCTCTGTTTATCAGTATAAACAAAGAAATATAAAAGTCAATAACTATTTACCCATTGCTCAGTATCGCCGTCTGGCAAATACTTGTAAATTCTTCCATTGGTTGTATTGAACCATTCATCGCCCACATTTGGAGTGAGTGGAGTTTCTGCTCCCCAATAAAACTGAATAGTAGAAGAACCACTAGTAAGCATTTGCCAACCACTTGAATCTCCATGAGCCGGAGATTGATCCTTTATTGGTTTAGTGGCAACATATGTTTGCCCAGAGTAAAAAACAACATCACCCAGCGAGTATTGAATTAGAACACCATCTGGCGTATGTGATTTATAATTTCCCTTGAAATTTAATTTATCGATATTCATTTGATTGATCGAAGCAAAAGAGTGTTCGCATTAATTCGACCATTTGGCTCTGCTTCTTTTGTGTTTATAGATTTCCAATGATTATTTATTGCACGAATACCATCTTTTTTCATGCACTTAATAAATTCTGCTGCCTTCTTGATCTTCTTTTCTTTTGAAGTGGTTTTGTCAAACCCGATTAGTGTTGTCCCCTTTACAGTAATTCCACTTCCAGATGTATCAGCGTAATAAATTGCTCCCTTTTCTGTCTTTGTATTGAAAACAATAAGGGTAGAAGACCCAACAATACTTTCTGGCAAAATAGACTCTGCTCCGGTCTTTGTATCTTTGATCAAATACTTCAATTTCTTGACAACTTGATCTGGCTTCTTTTTCTTTTTCTTTCTTGGTTTTCTGTTGCTATTGATAATACCAATATGAAGTCTTAAATAATCACAAAGCATTTTGTGGAAATCATAAAGTTTTCTTAATTGGGCTTTAGTGATATAACTATACGCCTCTCTTAATTCTTTATTTTCTCCCAAAAGAGCCATGTTTAATTCCTGAACTCTTGGTTCAAAACTCTCTAACATGAAATGACAATGCATACCACTTGGCTCCGCTGACCTTAACCACTCTTCCATTTCAAACTTTTTATAGTTTGATTTGTTGCCAATGATATATTGCAAATAGTCATCAATTTGTTCTTCTAATTCGGAAGCCAATACACAAGACTGTGCTTTGACTCTATCTCTAACTGAAATTGTTTCTTCTTGTGGTTCAGAGAAAGAAACTTTCTTACCCATTTCAATTAGTTGCAAAATAGTATCATCGACATTTTTCTGAAACATTGGTGGCAAAATACATCCCTTTGTAGATGCTTTGCACTTACCTCCAATTGAACGAAATGCAAAGACATCTGTTCCGAGTTTTTTCATGTATTGCCAATCTTGGATCTTATTCTTTTCCGCATATTCCAATACAGCATTTCGATAGTCTCTTTCGGTGTATCGAATGTTGTACCAGTTAGCAGACATGGCAATTGACCATGCTACCTTCTCTATATCCTTGAAATCATCTGGTGTCCAATGTTTCCAAGTGGGTTCTTTACCGTAAAAGATGTCTTCTGTGTTTTGTTTCATGGCTTGTAGAATACGAATATCGGTTCATATTTTAGATAAGTCCCGTCAACTTTGCAATAGTTTTTACACTTGGGCACACCATTTTCATCTAGACGATTTTGCCCAGGCATGGATTCTAGCGCCATTTTTAAGACGCATTTAAATTTCATGCCTAGGTTTTCTAATATATCTCTGGAATCTTTTTCCAAAGGTAGATATTCTCCACCAATCAACAGATCGGCAATATTCCAAAGAAGATATCGATCATTTTTTAAATACTCCACACAAGTTTCCAATGTAGGCTTCAAGAAACCATCCCGCCAAGAATCATATGTACTGAATTTTTTATATGATTGTTCTGGATCATCCGAATACGCCTCTCTATTAAAGTATGGCGGAGAAGTAAAGATCAAATCTATTTTGCCTTTATACTTTTGAAAATTTGGATTATCCTTTATGACTTCAGAACCTTCACAGAAAACTTCATATGTGTTGGTGTGGCTAAAGAATGGATTATTTCTGTAAGTCTTTTCGTTAAAAAAGTCAGCAAGTAGGCTATACCTAGAATTGGTAGCAAAGTGATTATCGGTATTAGGATCAGTGCCAATGTAGTGTACAACACGATCATCTCGCACAGACATGGCGCCCAATATTCTGCCACCCCATCCGCTTGATGGATCGTAAATGTTAATTGCTTTGTCTTTTGAAATGTGTTCAGTGTATCTCTCATAAAGATATTTTGCAGTTAATGGCGGAAAATTAACAGCAACTTGAATATAACCAATCCTGAAAGAAGCAAATCCGGCAGGAAATACTTTTTCGTTTTTCTTATAAATTCTGATTGAATAAACTTTATCATCTTTTAAATTCTCTGAGTCAAAGGTGGAATAGTGTCTATATGACATTTTTGGTTTCCACTTTATAAATTGATCTTTTGTTATTTGCAATATGTCGCTTTGTTGGATCTGAAAATATCCGGTGTTTAACCCCTCACGGATAGATACCTCTTCCAACATAAAATCATATCCTTCGAATATATTGGGATTGCTAAAGAATGCTTCTAACCATTCTTCTCCGCTGCTCACATCAACGATTGCATATTTGGTGCTGTTCTTTATGGCAGATAAAGCGTGTCTGTAAAAAGAATCTCTTCTTAGGTGTCTGGTTGCTCCCCGAACAACTCTATCGTGAAATTTATCATCTGAGAATAAATCATATACGGAATGACCGTTATCTTTTTCTGTATAATTAATTCTGGTTTTCATCATGTTAGAAAACCATTGATCTGCTTCTCCACCAATTCTTGCCTTATTGATGATCACATCATCCCCTGTTCCATCAGTCACTAGTTCATCACTGTGTGTAAATTGAGAAACAGGATATGTGGTCATCTTGTTGAATTGATCTATGATATCAGATTCATTTTTCCCAGTGCGTGGAGGACAGCCATAGGTATCCCATGAGTGTAAAATTTCTTTACGCATATCCTTTACCCAATCACCAAACTCTGTTGGTGTCATGGAAAGAAGATCTTCAAAGAATACATTTATCTTTGAATTGATCACATAATCATTTCGCTCGTAAAATCCGTAGTTGTTCATGCGCCTACATTCCAAAATAGAGAAATACCTTTTGCGTGTTGTTTAATAAATTCCCATGCCTTTGCATCGTATGTTGGTGCAGAAGGAAACGGAGGAAGCACCTTTGCTGGTTTATTGAATGGAATTTTGCATTCATAAATTTTTGCTCTACCGTAGTCCCCTTTATGTCCTACCATGACAACATTAAATCTAGTGGATGGCCAAGCCAACTGAAGTCCGCGTGTTAGTGTTCCGCTAGATCCAACAGACCATACTTCGTCTGGAATCATACCGATATTGTATCTTGCAACCTTGATAATGCAAGCCAAAACATCAGGATGATCTCCACCAATCGGGATCAACACACGGTTGATTGGATCTTCTTTGACATAATCTTTGGCTCTTTTCTCGGTAACACTCAACATTCCATTTGGAACCCAACGCATATCAGCACCAGATGCAATTGCTTCCTGTTGGTATGGATGAAGTTTATTCATGTCTCGTTGAGCCATAAAGATTACTGCTTTTTTCCCATGTCTTGCTGCTGCCTTTGCAAAACTAATTTGTGCATAACCAGTAGCAGGAGAACTACCATAGACAAACTCTTTATATGGCCATGTTTGTATCATATGATCAATAAACCGCATTTTAGAACCACCACCAAGAAGATCATCACGAACAACATGTATACCTTCTTCTACGGTAATAATAGGTCTAGGATTAGGATCTTCCCATCCTTCAACCATAGACAAATAATCTTCAGCAGTTGCTAAAATCATGCAACATTTAGTTTACTGAAATTCTTTTTCTTTTCAAGAGTAATAACTGTAGGAAATTTATCAACTAAAGAGTCGGCTCTGTGTGAGATAACAAAAATGTTTGTCTTTGAGTCTAGACCAGTCAATAATTTCATAAACTCTTCTGCTCCAACGGCATCCAGAGAAGAGTCAAATACCTCATCTAAAATCAAAAGATTGCAGTTTGCACTGTTTTTAACTCTTGCTACTTCTCTCCAAGCCAACAGCAAAGAC